ATGATCCACTCGCCATTCGCCCTCTCGTCCCATCCTGAGCCATCCCGGACACCGGACGCCCCCGCCTCTCTGCTGCAGAGGCTGCAGGCTGCCGCAGCCGCCGAGATGCCGGTGACGCCCGCCCCCGCCGAAACCCAGAAAACCGAAAAAGCCAAGAAGGCTGTGTCCAAATGGCCCGACTTCGACACCGACCCGAAAGCACTGGCCTTCCTGGCCGCCTTGCAGCAATTGCCTTCTGCGGCATCCGACTCGCAGGCCGACAGGCAGGCCCAGATCGACGCCATCGCCAAACTGCTGAGAAACTTCCAGCACCCGGCCAACACCACGGCGTTCATCACATTGCAAGAGCAGGGAGCGATCCTGCAACGCACGCTGGCCAAGCTGGGCAACGACTCACCCCTGCACACTCCGTTGATGGCGGTATGGGTGGGCACCAGCAATCTTCAATTCCAAATGAGCAAATGGATGCAGGATGTAATGCTGTCCGATGGCACACCGCCGGAGTCCAACGAATGGTAGTGCCGCGCCGGGCTGAAGGGGTGAGGGATAAACCCACCAGATAGTAACGTGATAATCGGGAACAGCTGGGATGATATGGGAAGATGATGGACGGTGGCTTGGAAATCTATTTCACGTATTGCAAAGGGTGGTGAGCCGGTCGGCCCACCACTTTCAGCCGAACATGTCGCCCTGGCGGCTCTCTATTTCCTCGCGCCGGACGGCCTTCACGATCTTGTAAATCCACTGCAGGCTGACACCATACTTGCGTGCCAGGTCGCCGTGGTTGTCTCCGGTGAACTCCTCGAATATCTTCCGGTCCCGCTTCGACAGCCTGACCGACAGCCCCATCGGAAAGTAGATGTTCTGTCCGCCCCAGTGCGCCGCCATTCGATTGGCGATCTCGCTGCCGAGCTGCTCACCGATTTCACGCTCAATGCTGGCCAGCTCCTGCAGGGCCTCGGCAATGTGGTCGGCCAGGTCGGACAACAGCTCCGGGCCTTTGCTGCGGGTATGGATGGGCTTCATGCTTCCTCCTTCGCCTTGAGGGCGGCGGTCAGGCTTTCCCAGACGCTCAACATCGGGTCAAACGTCTTGCGCGCCATGGCCGTAGCCATTCGTTGGTTAAGCTTGTCGCGCTGCGCTGCCGTCAGCGGCAGCTGCTGCACCTCGGCCGCCAGCTTCTGCACCACATCGGGCAGCGAACGCATCGCCCACTTCTTCAGCGATTCGGTCACCAGCTCCAGCTGGTCGCCGGCCAGCCACTGCATGGCGTCACTTCCGGTAATCCGCTTTACATACGCAGCCAGCGCGCTCTCGGCTGGGTTCTTGACCACGCCGATCTGATGCAGAAACAGCCAGAGCGCGCGTATCTTTTTATGCTGCTCGTCCTGGGCCAGGGGGCGCGACTGAGCGGCCTGCCGCGCTTTGGAACGCACCTTGAATCCGCTGCGCTTCAGGTATTCCAGCACCTGGTTCAGCTCTGGAACAGTCAGGTCAGCCGCGGATGCCTGCTTTCCAATCCGCTGGAGAATGGCGCGGTAGCTGTCGTCATCCAGGGCCAGCTCGCGCTTGGCCACGTGGATCAGGCGGATCAGTCGCTTTCGGTCTTGAGTCTTTGCGTTCATCGTTGGCTGCTCATCAGTACCCGGCAACCACGCCGGGCAGACCGCGCACATATTTCTATGTGCGCGGTTTCGCTTTATGCGGCGGCGTCCTTCAGCGCCTTGGCCGGGGAGAACTTGGGCGCGCGCTTGGCGGCGATCTGGATGGCTTCGCCAGTTTTCGGATTGCGGCCGGTTTTGGCTGCGCGCTGGGTGGTGCCAAACTTGCCGAGGTCAGAAATCGCCAGTTCACCCCCCGCATGCACGGTATCCAGCACCGCGGTAGTCAGCGCGTTGAGAATGGCTTCGGCTTGCTTGTTGGTGACATCCGCGTGGGCGGCTAGGTGTTTGATCAGGTCTTGCTTGGTCATGGTTTGCTCCTTGCTGGTTAAATAAATTGTCAAAACGGCGTAGTGTTTAATCCGCTAGCACATCGCTTGCGGTCTCTCCCGTGTGCATCTCACACCCCCGCCAAATCCAGCCGGACGGCTTCGAATTTGCCGGTGCCTTCGCTGCGCCGTTCGATGCGGACATAGGCCTTGGAGCACTGCACCCGAACCGATTCGGATAGCGCCCGCATCGCGCGCTGCCACTTCTCGTCCTGGATGTCGAGCCGTCGCAAGCCCAGCACTCGGCCAGTCGAGATGTTGCCGGCCTTGTCGGTCTGGAAGGCGTCGGCAATCAGCGCCTTCACCTCCGGCCGCGCGTCCTCGGTCCATTCGTGCACGCATTCATCAATCAGCGCCTTGGCCGCCTGCAGTCCCTCGTCAAATGTCAGCGTGTCGGCGATGGCCCGAAGCACGCGGGTATTACCGTCAAAGCTGGTTAAGGTGACATTGCCCTTTTGCCCGCCGACATCGGCTTGGTAGCGCTCGGCCGACAGGCTGACAAACGCCTCAATGTCGGCGAACAAGCCAGCCTTGAATTGGGCCAGTTGGTCTTGCATGGCCACAGCCTTCTGCAGCGCCTCGGCGACAAACTCGTCGCGGGCGATGTCCATCGGTTTGATGATGCTGATCGGCACCAGCCGGCCCTTGCCGTCCTGCTTGTACCCTTCGGGGATCGCGTTCATTCCTCACTCCTCAGTCCTACCAATCGTTTCACCTTGGCCAACTCGGCACGGTTTCTTTCCAGCCATTCCGGCGTCAGCGGCACCTCATCTGCAGCCCGCCAAAACCGCCTTGGCGACAATGTCGGCGGCGGCGGTTCGGGGCCGGGTATCGCCTCCGCGTGGGCGGCCGGCGCCTCTGTCTCCGTATCGGCCGGGGCGGATACTTCCACCGCCGAAACCACCTGGTACTGCTGCAGCTCATCCTGGTAGTCCAGCCAGACGATCTGCCTGGCCTGCTTGCGGTCGGTGCCCATCGCCACCAGCCGCTCCACCTCGTCGGCCAGACGCTGCTTGGTGGCAGCGTCCAGCTCGGGCGTAGCTGGCTTCAGCATGTCGCCTCGGCCTGCAACAGCTGGCGCTTGCCGTTGATCATCTGCCGCGCCATTCGGTACAGCTGGCGCCACGCCGGGCGATTGGCCGGAGCGGACATCACTAGCATTTCCTTCTCCCACGCCGCCGTATCAAACGGCACGCTTGTATCGATCCGCTCCTCGCGCTCGAACCGCACCGAGTAGATATCCGCCACCAGTTCCAGGGCGGCCGGGCTGGCGCGGGTGATTTCGATGAAGCTGCGGCCGGCTGCCGAGGCGCGGGTGATGTTTGCAGAGGTGTATTGCGCGATGCGTTGCAACGAGGCCACTTCGTGATTCAGGTTCATGACTGGCTCCTTGAATTTTGAGTAACGGGGTCAGTTCCCCATCTCCGTCCAAACAATCCGGCATCCGCCCAGCTCAAACTGCCCCTGGCGGTACGGGCCAAAGTAGGTATCCCGGCCAAAGCTGAAGTACACGGCCTCGCCGTCTTTAATCATCCGGCGGCAGTTGCCGCAGGTCTGGATATTGATGGTCGGCCGGGTCGGGGTGTTCAGCTCCACCGACACCACGGTGAAGTTGTTCTGGGTCAGCGCCTCTATGGCAGAGGCAACCTTCAGCGCGCCGGCCATCATCTGGGCATTGAACGGCGGGCGCCTGGCCTGAATCGGGGCGGTTTGCATCTCACACCTCCCGCACTACGTCGGCAGTCACCAACGGGGCGCCGATCTCGGCGGCCAGGTTCATGCACGCGGTCAGCAAATTGCCGATAGCCAGCGGGTACAACAGGGATACGGATTCCGGCCGGTCCAGCCGCTTGGTGTTGATGGTCAGCCTGGCGCGCAGCGCGTGGATGCCGCCCTCGTCGATCACCTCCGCCACCGGCTTGTTCAGCCGCTCCAGCTTGAACTTCAGGTACTCCTCCAGGCGTGCGCCTTCCAGCGGCGCCAGCTCCACCATCTCGCAGCGCTGCACCACCTCGCGCACTGCCGCGTCGCGCTCGGACAGTTTCAGCTTCAGTTCCGGCTGGCCAATCAAGATGATGGACAGCAGCTTCTTGAAACCCTGCTCCAGCTCGAAGAAGCGCTTCAAATGCTTGAGAGTCGCGATGGGCAGGGAATGCGCCTCATCAATCACCAGGCAGTGACGGTACCCTGCGGCATGGCTTCCGCGCAGGGCCTTGTGCAGTTGGGCAAAGCGGGCCTCGGGGCTGCTCTTGGGCTTCTCCAGCGGGGCCACGGCGGCCATGATGGCTTCGGCGAGGTGTGTCGACTTGAGCGTTTTGCCTTGCTTGTCGTTGTCCTCCATCGCCAACACGTAGGGCTTGATGATCTGGATCGGCTGGGCCTCGCGCTGAATGCGGTCCTCCAGATCGCGCAGCAGCGTGGTCTTGCCGGCGCCGGACTCCGCCGCCACCGCCAGCAGGCCGCCATGTTTGGCTGTCTGCAGCATGGCTTCCCGCACGTAGCGGATGTCCGGGCTGATGAACATGTCCTCGTTGGACTGAATGGCGTCATCTGCAAATGGGTCGCGGAACAGGCTGAAATGTTTGCGAGTGGCGGGCAGCAAAGTCTGTTTGCGTAGTAACATGGTTTCCTCCTGGTTGGATTCCTGGTCGGTTTTCGTCTGGGAGACCGAGCGGGCCGCGTTGGCGCGCGGCTCGCTCACCTCTTCAAATACGCCTTCGATGTCCCCATCGCTGGCGCCATGCGCCTGCAGATAGCGGCGGATGCTCTTCTGCAGGTCAACTTCATCCAGGCTCTTGGGCCACTCGCCGTGATTGACGATCTGGGCCACGGTGGCCTGGGAGACATTCAAGTGCTCAGCCAGGTCAGCCTGCTTACGGCCCACCTTTTGCAGCACGCTCTTCAGCTTCAACATGACTTGCTCCTCTATGCCGACTTCACCACGCGAAGCGGCGTCTTGGTGCCCGTTGCCGGGCTGGTCAGCTCGGCCACAATGGCGGCGAGCAGGTCTTCGGGTACGCCGGCCGGATAGCGCTGGGCCAGCCATTGGAAACGGTCTTGCGTCCATTCGCCTCCGGCCGCGGTAACGCGCTGCTTCAACTGCTTGGCGGCTTCAATCAGGGTTAGCGGCGGGTATTCGATAGCCGGCGCGGCCAGCGCGTGCTCGGTGCCGCGGCGCGGCAGATAGGCCGGCAACTCGACGTCCTGCAGATAGCTGTGGGTGTTCAGCGCGCCATCGAAAGGTGTCGCCTTCTTGGCTCGCGCGGCCTTGATCTCCTCCGCGCTCATGCCTGGGTAGGCTTGGCCATCCATAGCGCTGGCGGCATGCTCTATCGCGGTCTGCGGCATCGACTGGTACGCTTCGCCGATCACCGGGGCCGACAGCAACTGCCCGTAGTCGTCGTAACCGCGCTCCGGCTCCACCTGGTAGACGCGATCGGCGCCGTTGTAGACCGATACCGACACCTGAATGGCGCAGTCGCCGAACACCATGGCGTTGACGCGCACCTCGTCGCCCACGTTGACCCCATCCAAGCCGCGCAGGCTGTAGGCTGCGGTGCGTTCAGCCTGCGGATGCTTGAACGAAACAGTCAGGTCAGGACGAACCTTGCGGGTCTCCTCCTTGGCCGTCATGAACGCTTTGCACACCTCCACTGGGGGCAGCAACAGCAGCTGTTGCGGCTGGATCAACTGCCACAGGTCGATGCGCGCAATGGCGTCGGCCAAGCCGGTGCGCCGCAGCCGGCTGTCCTGGCCGGGAATCAGGTTGGCATTCCAGGCCCGGCTCCAGGCGAAGGCGGCCCGGTTCAGCTGCTCGATGCTTTCCACCGGCTCAAAGCGCAGCCGGCTCTCGAACTGGGTTTCGACGATGTTGTTGGCGCCTTCCACGCCGCCCTTGACGCGGGCTTGGCCGGCCTGGTGTTCCAGCGTCTCCACGCCCAGGGCACGGCACAGGTTCTTGATGGCGGCCGAGGTGTTGGCGCTGCCCTTGTCCCACAACAGGAAGCGCGGCAGACCCTGGAACAGCCGGCCCGGCTGCTCGCCCCAGGCGAACATCAGGAACTCGAACAACTTGTGCTGGTTCTCGCCAGCCGATTCGCAGTACCAGGGCACGATCACGCCGCTGGCCTTGTCGTACAGCACATAGCGCCACACCTTGAACTTCACCTTGGCGAAGTTTTCCAGCTTGTTCTTGTAGAAATCGCGGTCCCGCATGATGTGCTGACGCCCCTTCAGGTAGTACACCAGGCACAGCGACGGGTCGATTTCGTGGGTGTGGTTGGGATGCGGCGCGCGCAGCGCCTGCACCGGGTCCGCGCAGCGCTGGGTGGCCACGTTCAGCTTGCGGTCGCGGATCAGGCGGTTCAGCTGGCTGTTGCTCACCTTCAGCTCAATGCCGTTCTGCTCCAGCATCCCGCGCGCCGTGGTGGTGAACAGCGTCTGCTTGCCGTTGTCGCGGATGGCCTCGCGCTGCACTGCGCCCAGCATCACCAGGGCGTCCTCTGCCACCACGGTGCTGCCTTTGTCAGCGCGCGGCTTGCGGCCGGACTGCCAGCCCACAGCCTGCTTCAACTGGCGGTAAACCGTCTGCGGCGACCAGCCCAGGAATACCGCCGCCTCTTGCACCAGCGCGGTTTGCTCGCCGTGCCGCGCCGCGTCCAGCTTGCCTGCCAGGCCGCGCAATACCTCGCGTATTTCCGGTGTCATGGACATGGCCGTCTCCCTTACGCCTCGCTGCCTTCGGTCAGGACATTCCGGCGGGCGTCCTCAATGTCCGCGGCGAAGCGGCGGCCCAGCTCGTCGCGCAGCTCTGCCGCCAGCATGGCGGTGCGGGTAACGGCGTCGTCCAGGTGCAGCAGCACCGCGCGCACCTCAGGCGGCAGCGGCGCCGGCATTTCCGGGTCATAGTCGGGGGCCTGGGTGATTTCAGAGGTCAGCCAGGCATCCAGCGCCTGCACCGCTTCCAGGTGCTTGGCGATGGCGGCATCCAGCACTGACTGCCGCTGGGTGATTTCCTGCTGGAACGGCGCCACGCGCTTGTCCCAGGGGAGCGTCTTCAAGGGGTTGGAGAGTTTGGCCACTTCCTCGGTCAGCTGGTCTATCTTGCTGCTCTTGTCCTGCAGCACTCGCGACCGCGCCTCCAGGTTCGCCTCGGCCTCTTCGACACGCTGCGCCAGCGCCTCTTTTTCCTTGGTGTGCTTGGCAATGATCTCCTCGGCCAGCTCCACGAACGACTCCTTATCGCCGGCCTTGGCCACTTCGATCAGCGCAGTTTTTTGGTCTTCCGGCAACTTTCGGAACTGGCGCAGCTCCCGGTAGCCGATGCCCATGCGGGACATGCTTTCCAGGGCTTCCTCGCCGAAGGTTCGAAGGTTGGCGATGTCCTGATTCGCCTTTTCATCCGAAACGCCAAGCAGGCCGCAGAACTCTTGCCATGTGCCTTGCAACTCCAAACCGTTTGGACTTTTCTTGCCTGCCAATGCCCGGTACAGCTTGTTTTCCTTGACGTAGGCCAGTTTGGAACTCCAAACCGTTTGGGAAAACTTGCCAAATGCCTCGGCCATCTGAGCCTGGCCAAGCAGCTGATTGACGAGGTCGCGCTCTTCGCCATAGCTCGCTTGAGCGATGGCCATCACGTTCGCGGCGTCCACTACGTCCTGGCGCAGCTCAACGGCTGGGGCGATTGCGGGGGTTTCTGTGGTTTTGGTGCGTGCCATGCGGGGAACTCCTCTTATCGTTCAAGCGTGATGCGGGTGGTTAGTTCGTCCAGGCGGCTGCGGGCGGCTTCCAGGCTGCGCAGGATCGCCACCGCGTGCTGGGCCAGCCGGACCGAGGGACGGATGCGACCGGTTTCGGGGATGCGTTCCGCGAAGCCCGCTTCTTCCAGCGTGGCCACGTAGCGGGTGATGCTGGACGGCGACAGGTCGGTGGCCTTGGCCAGCTCACCCGGTGTCAGGCCGTGGGCAAAATGGCTTAGCAGCACCGTCAGCACGTCCAGCACCTTCTCGGAGCTTTTATTGGTTTGCGCGCTCATGGGTTCAGCTCCAGTTCCGGCTGCAGGTGCCGTTCGATGTTGCGGTGGTGCCAGGCCAAGCCCTCCAGGCCCTGCTGCAGCGCGGCCAGCGTGTCGGCCTCCTGGCCTTTGCCGGCATGAAACTGCAACAGCAGGCCGACCGCATCATTCAGGGTCTGCTGAAGTACTTGGATGTCCTCGGCCGAGGCATTGCGGCCGGTGGGCATGTCGATCAGCAGGTAGCCGCCGCTGGCAGCCAGCCAGCGGGTGGCGTAGTTGATGCCGCATACGGCCTCATAGGCGCGAACCAGGCAGATCGGCATGCGGCCGTTTTGAATCCACTTGTAAAGCGTCCAGTGGTCGGCCAGGCCCATCCGTTCGGCGATCCGCTCCACCGACAGGTTGTGCTTTTCCTTGGCGTAGTCCTTGCACAGCTCCAGCGCGTGGCGCAGCGAGCTGGGCTGCAGGCGCTTCCAGTTTCGGCGGCTCATTGGAATGCCCTTCAGGGCCGACATTCCAAACAAAATGGCGTTTTGCAACTGGTGCAACGGGTTTGCGCCGCATAGCATGAACAGCGGATAATCCACGAAAGGAAGCAAACCATGACGATGGACCTGGAAACCCGGCTGCAAGCGCAAATCACCGCGCAGAACCTGATGATTGAGGCGCTGCTGGATGCCGCCATCCGGGCGGGCCAATTGGACCCGCGCTCGCTGGTCGATAAGCTGGAACAATTCATCTCCGCGCCCAAGGCCAGCGTTGCGGACCCTGACGAGATCGCTGCGGTAATGAGTGAAGTGGATGCGTGGGCAGACATGATCAGTGGCCGTTACTTGGAGGTTAAGGACAGCTCGCCGGAGCGCAGTCTGCGGTAAACCTGCTGCACGCTGATGCCCAGGTACGGAGACAGGCGTTCCGCCTCTTCGTGTTGCGCGGCAGTTAGCTCTAGCCTCTGCCGTAAAGCCGACTGAGCGCGTAGCGAGGTCAGGGATTCAGGCAGAAACAGCGCGTCGATGCTGGTTTGGATGGCGCCGGGTTCGTGTGAATCAGTAAGTAGTGACTTAGTCATGGCGGGCCTCACGCTGCGACGCGGCGACGGGACTGAGCCAAGGCATTGGCCGGGTCGGTGCAGATTTCACCAGCCTTGATGCCCAACTTGACTGCGATCTCATGAGCTTGGCCGCGCACGCACTTCTTGCGGCCGCCCAAGACTTCAAAAACCAGGTTGGGCGAGAACTTGTTGGCGATGGCCCATTGGGTAATAGAAATCCCTTTGTCCTGAAGCTCCTTGCGAGCCTGGGCTGGGGTACGTAGTTGCATGGTTAGCTCCTATTCAAGGGGCGGCGGCGCTTGGGAGAGTGCCGCTTAAGTTGCCGTTCGTGGTGGGACGGTGTGAGTTGAGTATTGTGCAGAAATCTGCACATGTCAACATTATTTTGAGTGGAGATTTGCACTTTGATTGAGTTGAGACTCAAAGAAGAGCGTGAACGTCTCGGCCTTACGCAAGAGGTTTTTGCAGATAAGGCAGGCGCGAAGAGGCGTACTCTTGTCGACTGGGAAAAAGGGGTTTCATCTCCAACAGCCGTACAGCTGGCAGCTTTGGCGGCAGCTGGCGTTGATGTGCAATATGTCCTTCTAGGCCAACGCCAAGGCCAGGGCATAGGCGAATCCGCTGTCCATCAAGCGGTGCTGGACGCGATCGATTTGCTGTCGTTGGAAAAGAAGGTGGATGCCAACCAGTTGGCCAAAGCCGTCACGAAACTAGCCCTTAGGTCAGTGCCAGTTAGTACAGTCCCGTGCGATGATAATGCCAAGGGAATTGTCGTGAGTGGTTCTGGCAACCGGGTGGCTGGCCAGAATTACCGCGAGTATCACGGTGCGAAAGGCAGCAAGGACGATGAAGACCGAGGGCAGTAACAATCGAGTAGCCCAGAACGACTACAACGAGCAAAACATTAACGGGGATATCACCAATCAATCCCCGTTTTTCAATAACAATAACGTGATTAATCTCCACGTTGACCGTAGTGGAGAAGAGTTGCTCTCAGGGGAACTGCTAACACTCCAGCAACAAAATGAAATACGGGATTTAGTACGGCAACTTGCCAATGCCAGCGGACGTGACATGGAAAAAGTATGGCGCAGCTTTTCCAACCAGTTCCACGGCAAGATGTACAAAGACTTGCCGATTGAGTGGTTCCGAGAAGCCTATAGCTGGCTAAAGAAAGAAATTTACGCTGCAGAACACAAGGCCAGCAAAAAAACGGCCAATGATGTAGCCGCGCCATCTTATAGCGCTTATACGCAGCCGGCTCTCAGGTATAAGACTGTTTGCGAGGATTGCGTGGCCAGTGCCCAGGCATTAAGCGAAGCGCAGCGCAGTGTGAAAGTTTTGATTGCCATCAGTGTGCTGGCAATAGGGATTTCAATTTCCCTAGGCTATCTAAGCCATACTTCATCAGCCCAGGCCAGCGCGCTTAAGGCTCAGTTGCAGAGTCAGCAGCATGAGTGCAACTACCAAGGCCAAAGGTATCGGCTGGGCAGCATTATCGACTTTCCAAATGCGCCAGACATCCAGTGTTTAGCAGGCCAGAATGGTCAAGTGGCATATTGGCAGCCATTGCACGTTGCCCATAAGCTGCGCAAACGTTGAGTCTGTTCCCAGATGCCGTACTGTTGCGGCATTGGTATGAAACCTAACCTGCTGCGTTCATCAGCAGGTTTCCTAATGCTGCTCATGTCGGGAGAGGTCCATGTCTATTGTGGCGAGTATTTTGGGGCTGATCGGCTTGTTTTTTTTACTGATAGCGATCATTGGCACGGTTGCCCCATCCTTATTCAAAGGGAAAAAAATGGAGGAAGTGCCAAAGCGGCTTCACTTTTTGCTGGGTGGGGGAATGCTGTCATTAGTTGCGCTAGTAGCAGCAGGTTTTTTCGCCCCGGAAGGCGCTTCAACGGCATCCACTCCCCAGGAATCGACGGCACCTACTGTTGCATCTGCTCCCAGTCAGAAAAAGCTCACACAAGTTGAAGCAAAGCAAGCCATACCAGAGCATGTCAAGCCGATGGGGCTGACCGAAGCCCGGCAGTTTGCCAAAGGCACTTTGCGGGTGATCAATGAAGCGGAACAATCGTTAATTGATGGTATTCAGTTAGGAGATGGCACTGGCATCATCAAACATGTGCAGAAGCCACTGCAAGCAGAGCTTGAACGTTGGCCGACCTTGATAGAGCGTCAGCCTGATGATCAACGTGAGCATTTTGCATATTGCCAAGATGCCGCGCTACAGCTCCAGTCGCTGTCTTATTCGGCGACGCGAGAGAGAACTGTAGAGAGTACGAAATACCTGCGTAAAGATGAAGCGGCTTATCACAAGGCCAAGCAGAAGTGTGAGCAACAGCTTCGCGCAACGGATAGTCAAATCAAATCGGCTGTCGCCGCAGAAGATGCTGAGCTGAAAAAGAAATTCGGCGGACGAGAATGCTTGACTGTGTATGACGTTGATAAGCAAACCGGGCAAATAGTAGAGCAAGCCAAACCTGCGCATTGCAAGAAATCAACCTAGCAAGCCATTCCTGCCCTGTAAGTCCATGCTTTAAAGCGCATTAAACGCCCCTCCGAACATGCCACCCCACAATGGGTGGCATGTTTCATTTTGATAGGAGGGAACCATGCCCAGCCGCAAGATCGAAGACCTCCACCCGGACTTGCAGCCGCTCTGCCGCACCTTTTTGCAGCGCTGCCAGGCCGCCGGCCTCGACATCCTCATCACCTGCACCTGGCGCTCGCCGGCCGAGCAGGACCAGCTCTACGCCCAGGGCCGTAACGGCAATCCTGGCCCGCGCGTCACCAATGCCAAAGGCGGCCAGTCCGAACACAACGTGATGATCAACGGCAAGCCCGCCGCGCGCGCCTTCGACATCGTTCCGCTGGTGAATGGCAAGCCGATGTGGGAAGACCGGCACCCCGCTTGGCAAACCGCCGGCCGCATCGGCATGGAGCTGGGCCTCAACTGGTACGGCCGCCCAGGCGCGCCGTTCCGCGAATTTCCGCACTTCGCTCTGGCGCGGGATACCAATGACCCTGGCCGACCTCTTCACCAATCCGACCACAGGGCGACTCAGCCATAGCAAGCTGTGGGCCAATGTGGCCTGCGCGGCCGCCACCGGCATGTTCGTTTACCAAGGCGTGGCCGGCACGCTGACCGCCGAGGTCTGGCTGATCTACCTGGGCGTGGTGGGCGGCTACTCCGCGGCTCGCAGCTGGATCGCCACCAAGCGCGACAGCAAGGAGGCCAACAATGCTTAGCGCCAGCCCCTTGCTGCTCAATGTCCTGCACGTAGCACTGTGCGGCGTCACCCTGGGCGTGGCGGGTTTCGTCGGTTACGGCAGCGGCCAAGGCCAAGCCACCCGCGTCTACGAGGCCAAGATGGCCAAGCAAGAAGCCGCGCACGCTGCCGAGCTGCTGCAGAAGGCAGAGAAACAAAGCCAGGCGCTGGCGGCGGCCCATGCCGAGCAAGCGCGCTTGACCGACTTGGCGCACAAGGTGGGCTGGCAGTTGTTGCAAACCCAGGGCCAACTGGCGCGCAGCCAGGCCCAGCTTCGCGAAAGGATCGCCGATGCGACTCGCAATGATGGCCAGGCTTGGACTGGTCTTGGCCCTGACAGCCTGCGGCTCTACCGCGCCGCCCTCGGTTACTCCGAACGTGATCCGGGCCTGCCCACAGCCGACGCCGGAAATGCTGGTAAAGCCGACCAAGCCAGCACCGCCGCGCGCGGGTTACCGCCCGCAGACCTACTGAACCACGCCGCCGACTACGGCAGCTGGTGCCAGGAACTGGAAACTCGCCTGGATGGCTTCATCCGGCTGCACCAGGAGGCCGACCATGGATGAGTTTGACCGCGCCCAGGAGCTGGAGGCGTTTCACCTGATGGCCTCGCTGGCGGCCCAGGCCGCCGCCAGCCGGCCGCTGGGCGCCAGCCTGTCGCAGTGCGACGACTGCGGCGAGCCCATCCCGGAAGCTCGCCGCTTGGCAGCGCCAGGCTGCACCCGCTGCATGGACTGCCAGGCCCGCGCGGAACAACGAAAACGGGGTGGCCTATGACCATCCAGATGGAGCTGGGCATGGTGGTAACGCTAATCCTGGCCTTTCTGGGCTTTCTGTTTGGCGCCGGCAAGATGTTGCTGGCGCAGATCGACCAGCGGCAGAGCGAACGCGACGCCAAGCAGGAGGCGCAGATAGCAGCGTTGCTGGCCCAGATCGCCAAGGAGGCAGAGAGCGTGCATCGCCTGGAGCGGGACTTTCTGAAGTTCCAGGCAGACCTGCCGCTGTCCTATGTCCGCCGCGAAGACTATGTCCGCAACCAAACCGTGATTGAGGCCAAGTTGGATGCCGTGGCGCTCAAGATCGAGAACATCCAACTGAAAGGTGCTCAACGATGATCGACCAGGCCAAGGTGCGCCGGGAAAGCCTGCGCTGGTATCTGCTGCTGGCGCTGAACAACGCTCGGCCTGAAGAGGTGTGCGAGGACGTGATCCAGATGACCATGCGCGCCATCTACCCGGATGTGACGCCGCTGGAAGTCCGCAAGGAGCTGGACTACCTGGCAGACCGCGCGCTGGTGAAGCTGCGCAAGGAGCCTTCTGGCCGCTGGTGGGGCGACCTGACCCGCTACGGTGTGGACATTGCCGAGTACACCATAGACTGCGCGCCGGGCATCGCCCGTCCGGCGCAGTACTGGAGCCAGTGACATGGCCCGTCGCAACAGCGTAGAACAGCTGCCGACAGCCGTGCGCGACTGGCTGGACAAGGCCTTGATGGACGGCAACTTCAGCGGCTACCAGCTGCTGGAGGGAGCATTGCGCGACAAGGGCTTCGCCATCAGCAAATCGGCCATCCACCGCTACGGCCAGAAGATCGAGCGCCGCTTCGCCGCCATCAAGGCCAGCACCGAGGCCGCCCGCCTGCTGACCGAAGGCGCGGCGGACGACCAGGACGCCCGCTCCGAGGCGGTGATCGCCCTGGTGCAAACCGAGATGTTCGAGTCCATCGTCAGCCTGCAGGAAGCCAACGAGGAAGAAACCAAGCCGGAAGACCGCATCGCGCTGCTGTCCAAGGCCGCCAAGAACATCGCCACGCTCGCCCGCGCCAGCGTCAACCAGAAGAAATTCCGCCTGGACGAGCAGGCCCGCATTGAGCGCGAGGCCCGCGCTAAACTGCTGGCCGAGCAGGAGGAGAAGCTGGATGAATTGCGCGGCGCCGATGGCATGAGCGAGCAGATGGAGGCCCGCATCCGCCGCATTCTGCTGGGTAAAGAATGATGGCGCAGACACCGCTCAAGCCGTTGGGCACGCCGCGCAAGATCGATCTGGCCGAAGAGCTGGAGCTGGCCGGCGTGGTGGTGCCGCAGGATGTGGCCGACGCCATCCCGGCCGAACAGCCGGTGTTTCTGCCGTACCAGCAGCGCTGGTTTGAAGACGAAGCCCAGATCATGTTCGCGGAGAAAAGCCGCCGCACCGGCCTGACCTGGGCCGAGGCCGGCCGCAACGTGGTCAAGGCGGCGCGGCCACGCCGTCGCCAGGGCTGCAATACCTTCTACGTGGGCAGCAAGAAGGAAATGGCGCTGGAGTACATCGCCGCCTGCGCGCTGTTCGCCAAGGCCTTCAACGAGCTGGCCCAGGCCGATGTTTACGAGCAAACCTTCTGGGATGAGGGCAAGCAGGAGGAAATCCTCGCGTACATGATCCGCTTTCCCAAGAGCGGCTTCAAAATCCAGGCGCTGTCCAGCCGGCCGTCCAACTTGCGCGGCCTGCAGGGTGATGTGGTGATTGACGAGGCGGCCTTCCACGACTCACTGGAGGAACTGTTGAAAGCAGCGCTGGCGCTGACCATGTGGGGCAACAAGGTGCGGCTGATCAGCACTCACAACGGCGTCGAAAACCTGTTCAACCAGTACATCCAGGAGGCGCGCGAAGGCCGCAAGGACTACAGCATTCATCGCATCACTCTGGATGACGCCATCGCCGATGGCCTGTACAAGCGCATCTGCTACGTTACCGGCCAGACCTGGTCGCCGGAAGCGGAAAAGAAATGGCGCGACGACCTGTACCGCAACGCGCCCAATACCGAATCCGCTGATGAAGAATATGGCTGCATCCCGAAGAACAGCGGCGGCGCCTGGCTGTCCAGGGCGCTGATCGAATCTCGCATGTCGGCCGATACGCCGGTTTTGCGCTATGCCTGCCCGAATGGCTTCGAGCTGCTGTCCGACCATGTCCGCCATGCCGAGTGCAGCGACTGGTTGGAGGCCAAGCTGGCGCCGTTGCTGGCCGCGCTGCCGACTGACGCCATCAGTTTCAATGGCGAGGACTTCGGCCGCACGGGCGACCTGTCCGTGCATGTGCCGCTGATCCAGCAGCAAAACCTCGTTCGGCGGGTGCCGTTCATCCTGGAGCTGCGCAATGTGCCGTTTCGCCAGCAAGAACAGATCGCCTTCTACCTGATGGACCGCCTGCCGCGCTTCATGGGCGGCGCCTTCGACGCCCGCGGCAACGGCCATTCCTTGGCCGAGTTCGCCATGCAGCGCTACGGCGCCAGCCGCATCCAGCAGGTGATGTTGACCGAGAGTTGGTATCGCGAGCACATGCCGCCGCTGAAGGCCGCGCTGGAAGACGGTGACCTGGTGGATTTGCCCAAGGACGCAGACATCCTGGCTGACTTGCGCGCTGTCCAGGTGGTCAAGGGCGTGCCGCGCATCCCGGATGCGCGCACCACTGGCGAAGACAAGGGCAAGCGCCACGGCGACGCCGCGGTGGCCATCGCTTTGGCCTACTACGCCAGCCGCGAACTCAACAAAGGCCCGGTGGCCGTGAAGTCCCGCCGCCGCCGCGCCGCCACCCGCATCACACAGGGGTACGCATGAAAGCAAAGGGCATGTGGGTCAGCCCCACCGAGTTCGTCCAGTTCGGCGAGCCGCGCCAGTCGCTGTCCAGCCAGATCGCCACCCGCTCCAGGAGCATCGACTTCTACGGCCTGGGCATGTATCTGCCCAACCCGGACCCGGTGCTGAAAGCGTTGGGCAAGGACATCAAGGTTTACCGCGAGCTGCGCGCCGACGCCCATGTGGGCGGCTGCATCCGGCGCCGCAAGGCGGCGGTAAAGGCGCTGGAGTGGGGGCTGGACCGCGGCGCGTCCAAAAGCCGGGTAGCCAAGTCGATCACCGACATCTTCAACGACCTCAACCTGTCACGGATCATCGGCGAGATGCTGGACGCCATGCTCTACGGCTACCAGCCGATGGAGATCATGTGGGGCAAAGTGGGCAGCTACCTGGTGCCGGTGGACATCGTGGGCAAGCCGGCCGACTGGTTTGTCTTTGACGAAGACAACCAGCTGCGCCTGCGCACCAAGCAAGCCCCACTCAAAGGCGAGGAGCTGCCCGAGCGCAAGTTCCTGGTGCCGCGCCAGGATGCCAGCTACGACAACCCCTACGGCTTCGCCGATCTGTCCATGTGCTTCTGGCCCACCACCTTCAAAAAAGGCGGCCTCAAGTTCTGGGTGCAGTTCACCGAGAAGTACGGTTCGCCCTGGTTGGTCGGCAAGCATCCACGCTCAGCCACCCCGCAGGAAACCGACCAGTTGCTGGACAGCCTGGAGGCCATGGTTCAGGACGCCGTGGCGGTTGTCCCGGACGACTCCAGCGTGGAGATCAAAGAGGCCGCCAACGGCGCCAACAATGCCGACGTCTACGAGCGGCTGTTGCACTTCTGCCGCTCTGAGGTCTCCATCGCGCTGCTGGGCCAGAACCAGACCACCGAGGCCAGCGCCAACCGCGCCTCGGCCCAGGCCGGGCTGGAAGTGACGCGCGACATCCGCGATGGCGACAAAGAGGTGATCGAGGAGGCGCTGAACCAGCTGGTGCGCTGGGTCTGCGAGCTGAACTTCAACGGCGGCGACCGCCCGCGGTTCGAGATGTGGGAGCAGGAGCAGGTGGACGAAGTCCAGGCCGGCCGCGACGAGAAGCTGACCCGCGCCGGCGCCCAGCTCACCCCGGCATATTTCAAGCGAGCCTACAATCTGCAGGACGGCGACCTGGTGGAAACCAACAAGCCAGAGGCCACGGCCAGCGCCGAGTTCGCCGAAGCCGACGAAGCCGCGCCAGACCAGGACGCGCTGGATGCGGCGCTGGATGCGCTGTCCGCCGATGAGCTGCAGGTGGCCGCCGCCGCCATGCTGCAACCGCTGTTCGACCGCATCCAGGCCGGCGCGCAGCCGGATGAGCTGCTTGGCAGCCTGGCCGAGCTATACCCGGACATGGACGCCAGCGGCCTGCAGGAGCGCCTGGCGCGCGCCATCTTCACCGCCAAGGTCTGGGGGCGTCTGCATGGCTAAGGTCGATCTCGTCTACTGCATGAAGCTGCCACCGGAAAAGGCCATCCAGTACCTGAAGAACAAGGGCTACGCCATTACCTGGGACTGGGAGGAACTGTGGCAGGATGCCCAGGCCCAGGCGTTCACGGTGGCCAAGGTGACACGGCTGGACATCCTGCAGGACATTCGCGATGCCGTGGAGAAGGCGCTGGCCGAGGGCAAGACCTTTGCCTGGTTCAAGAAAGAGCTGACGCCGGTCCTCAAGGCCAAGGGCTGGTGGGGCAAGCAGGAATTGCTGGACGAGGAAACCGGCGAGGTGCGCGAGGTGCAGCTGGGCAGCCCCAGGCGGTTGGAGACCATCTACCGCACCAACCTGCAGACCGCGTACATGGCAGGCCGCTGGCAGACCCAGATGGAGAACGTGGCCGACCGCCCGTACTGGATGTATGTCGCCATCCGGGACAGCAAGACCCGCCCCAGCCACCGCGCACTGCACGGCAAGGTGTTTCGCTACGACGACCCGTTCTGGCAATCCTATTACACGCCGAACGGCTGGGGCTGCCGCTGCCGCATTGTCGCGCTGTCGGCCGACGATCTGGAGGCGCGCTGCATCCAGGTTGAATCCTCAGCCGGCCGGCTGGGTACCGCGCTGCGCACCGTGTCCGAGCGAACCGGCGAGCAGCGAGAGGTGGCCACCTTCCGCACCATAGACCCGCTTACCCGGCGCGAAATCAGCATTTCGCCGGACGTGGGCTGGAGCTACAACCCCGGCGCGGCCGGCTGGACGCCGGACCTGGCGCGCTATACCGGCGACCTGGCCAAGCTGGCCAACAAGGAGCTAAGAGCATGAGCGACTTTGTCAGCATCGTCATCCAGGACGACCAGGTGCAACGCGCGCTGCGCCGGCTGGAGTCGTCGGTGGCCGACATGACGCCGGCCATGCGCGCCATCGCCGCCTCGCTGGCGTTCATTACCGAAGAAAACTTCGAGGCCGAGGGCCGGCCGAGCTGGACGCCCAGCCAGCGCGCCACCAACGATGGCGGCGTCACGCTGCAGGACCGCGGTCAACTGGCGGCCTCGGCGGTAACCGCCTATGACGCGCGCTCGTCGCAGATCGGCAGCAACCTGGACTACGCCCGCATTCACCAGCTGGGCGGCCACGCCGGCCGCAACCAGGCCGTGGAGCTGGAGCCGCGGCCGTATCTGCCGATGACCGAGGACGGCGAGCTGCAGCCGGAAGCCGGCGAGGCTGTCATCGGCGCTGTGATGCGCCACCTGCAGCACGCCGCGGGCACTGGCATGTGATGGTTCTTACACACATCTGTTGTGCATCTCCCTATACGAGGTCATGGGGCAACCCGCCCTGACTCGCAAATAGGAGATGCGCATGAAGTGCGTGGTAGCAGTAACTGGCGGCGTGGTGGTGTTGGCTGCGTTGACCAGGTGGCGCTGGCTCTGGATGTTGGCAGTGTTGCTGTGGTTCGGGTTGCTGACGATGGCGCCGGACTAAGTCAAACCGCCCCTGCGGTGTAGAAGCCGCAGGGGCGGTTTTTCCCTTCCAAAGCCACAGACTTGCCATGACTCCCTGCTCAAGTAGTCAGGAAGCTTTATAAAGCCTTTATACGATAAGATTGGCATTGCTTTACAACTTAGCGGAAAGGATATGATGCATGAAAGTTTTTTTCAGATATGCCGACCACAAAGGCAATCATGTAGGTCACATAGATTCCAGCTCCGGAGTCGACGAGCTGAATACACTGGCGAAAGAGCTGATACAACATATTTCCAGCATGGAAAATCAAGTAATCTGGTTCGCTATGCTGTCTTCTGTTAACCCCAGAATTGAGATAGGGCAAGACTTCTGTGAGCCCAAAGAGGCAAAGGATTTTTCCCCCTCCACGATTGAACAGATAAGTTTTTCACTAGATGAAAAGGAGTGGCACCACATCCCTCTCATCAAAAAATCCTAAGTATTGCTGTTGCACCTCCATTTTTAATCTTCATTAAAAGTCCCGCCCGCTGACGCCGTTCACCATGAACGGCATGAACGCGACCAAACCCCTGCACATATTCAAGTCCGGCCGCCAGACAGCGATGTCTGGCGACGTGCTGGACTTTTCGGAGTCCGATCTCGCGGCCAGTGCCCGCGCCTACGATCCGGCCCTGCATGAGGCACCCATCGTCATCGGTCATCCCAGGCACGACGCGCCGGCCTATGGCTGGGTGAAGTCTCTTGCCGCCAGCGGCATCGACCTTTTGGCCGAGCCGCACCAAGTGGACCCGGCATTCGCCGAACAGGTGGCAACCGGCCGCCACAAGAAAATCTCCGCCTCTTTCTACCGTCCCGACTCGCCGAACAACCCGGTGCCCGGCGTCTACTACCTGCGCCATGTCGGTTTCCTGGGCGCGCAGCCGCCCGCCGTGAAGGGGCTGCGTCCGGTGGAGTTCGGCGAGGCCGACGACGACGTGGTCGAGTTCGGCGATGCCCTCGGCGATGTCCAGAACGCCAGCCTCTGGCGCCGCATGCGCGAGTGGCTGATCAGCCAGTTCGGCCTCGATGCCGCCGACAAGGTCATTCCCGACTATGCCGTGGCCAGCCTGGAGGACGACGCCCGCCAGGATGACTCCTCTTCCTCTTCCTTTGCCGATCCATCCCAACCCAAGGAGACCCCTGAAGTGACCCCTGAACAGCAAGCCGCCCTGGAGGCGGAAAACGCCAGGCTGAAGCAGCAACTGGCGACGGCCGCGGCCGAGAAGAAGGCCACGGCCGCGGTTGCGCGCCACAGCGAACACCTGGCCTATGCCGAGCAGTTGATCGGCGAAGGCAAGTTGGTGCCGAAACACAAGGACGCCGTGGTGGCTTTCCTGGACTTTGCGGACGGTGAAGCCTCCGTCGAGTTCGGCGAGGGCGATGCCAAGCAAGCGCTGGCCAGCGCCTTCAAAGGCTTCCTGGGCGACATGCCGAAGGTGATCGATTTCAGCGAGGCCGCTACCAAGGACAAGGCCAACCAGTGGGAGCAGGACGGCTCGCTGGAGTTTGGCGAGCGCGCCGATCCGGAGCGGCTGCAACTGCACAACCGAGCCACCGCCCTGGCCACCGAGAAGGGCATTCCCTACGAGCAGGCCGTGCGCCAGTTGCTGAAATCCCGTCCCAACTGATAAGGAGCCGCCATGAGCGACCGTTTGAAGAAACTCCGGGTGGTCGACCCGGTACTGACCAGCCTGGCGCGCGGCTACCGCAACGCGCAATACATTGGCGAGAGCTTGTTTCCAATTGCGCCGATGGACAAGGAGGCCGGCATCATCCCGCTGTTCGGCAAAGAAGCCTTCATGCTGTGGGAAACCGAACGCGCCATCCGCGGCCGCACCAATGTGATGATCGCCGACGACCCGAACACCCTGGACGTGGTACTGCGCGAGCATGACCTGTCCTATCCGGTGGACCATCGCGAGCAAGCCGAATCGATGTTCAACGAAGAGGCCAAGGCCGCCAAGCGGGTCAAAGACGCTATCGACCTGCGGCGCGAAGTGGCCGCCGCCATCCTGGCGCAAAACCCCAAGACCTATCTGCCCGGCGCCAAGGTGGCGCTGTCCGGCTCCAGCAAATGGGCAAACAGCGGCGGCGACCCGATCAAGGACGTGGAAGACGGCAAGGAAGTCATCCGCCAACGCACCGGCATGCGCCCCAATACTGGCGTCATCGGCGCTGCCACCTACGCCACGTTGAAATTCCACAAGGGGCTGGCTGCGGCCCTCGGCACTCAAGAGCGCAAGCTGATCACGCTGGAGCATTTGAAGGCGCTGTGG